AATAACCACATACACTTGAAACTACTTACCTTTGATTATTCTTTTACTATCAAAGAAACAAGGCAATATATAAACATTATTCTAGAGCCTCAAAGAATATAAACATATTTACTCTAATGGCCATAATTCTATTATTTCTAAGAAATATTACTTCCTACCTGATTTACTACATACCTGATTTACTACATACCCAATTCTAAATATATAACCCAATATAAATACCAACAAATGATTTCCTAAACTATACATACCTAATCAGATAATTAATATATTGCTAACAACGCATGTGCACCTTTCAGGCATACCAACAATGGTTCCCATCAACAAGGGCCTAATCTTACTAACGCCTTCAGACCCCCGTGGCAAATTTGTAAAAAATTGTAAAAAGAAATAAAAATAAAAATTATTTATTTTCATTCTAAATAATATTATTTATATTTATTCTAAATTATTTTATTTAGAATTTTTCTAAATAAAAATATTTTATATTTTTTAACTTCAAAAGTATTGACAAACGAATAAAAATATATTATCTTTGTTGTGTAATCGAAAGGGAGATATTTCCTAATTCATTACACATTATTATATTATTGTTTAACTTTCTAATTTTTTTATTTTATGGAAACAAAAAATTTTATCGACGAATTATTAACAAGTGACGTATTTGTTAAAAATTCAAATGGAAAAAAATCTTCAATTTATAAGAGGGAATTATTTGCGGGATTGTTAGATGACGACAAAAAAAAGTTACGTCGAAAATTGCGTAAAACTTTACAAAACAAATTTTTAGCCACATTTTTAACAATTCGTAAAAATGAAACTGAATTGAAAAAATTATCAAAAATTTGGGTCGAATACGCAAACAAAGTATATAATAATATAGATGTTGTTTGCGAATCAAATACAGATGTTGAAACGCAAAAATTAATTAAGCAATTTTTGGAATCAATGAAAAATTGTGCTGCAAAAACAAAATAAATTTCTAATTGAGTAGGGGAGTTTATCCCCTACTCCAAAAATCAAAAAAAATTATGAAAAGGGAAAATAAACGTTATATTAACTTTGTTAGAAAGGAAATACAAAACGAGTTAGATGTTTTTCAAAGTTTTTTTTCAACTCCAATTTTTGAAAAAAAAGTAGTGTATAAAGACGGGGATAAGATTTATATTTGCTTTCGTGATAATGAAAAGTTTTTAGAAAAATTTAATCAAAATTTTTACAAAAACTTAAAAAGAAAAATTCTTATTTCTATTCGTTCTAAACTAATTCGTGATAAAAAATTTAAATTAAAACGATTGGTCAATTTTGAAAAACAAAATATTACTGCAATCATTTATGAAATTCTTTAATGCTTTACAATTATGAATACAAATGATAAACAAAGATTAAGTTTAATTTTTAAATTTGTAGAAACCTTTCAAAATCAAATTAGATTGTTTGATTTTGACGTAAATTGCAATCAAAATGAACAAATTTGTGGAGTAATTCGATTAAATGAAAATTCAAATTTGGAAGAAATGGAACAATTTCTAATTGAAAATAAATGCAATTCGATTTTTGATTATTACGAAGTAGATAAAGATAATTTAATAATTGAAATGGAATAAATTTTTAGTTAATTAAGTTAATAAAGGGGACAAATTTTGTCCCCTATTTTTTTACATAATTTAGTTAAAATAAACCTACCCTACCCCCTTCCCAAAGCCACAACTTTTAGAGCCCATAGTAATGGGAACCCAAGGGAACCAGAGAGAGAAGAGAACCCAACACAACAACAAATAACCCCATAGAAACCCATGAAAGCCAAAAACAACCAATCCATAACCAATAACAACCCCCCCTCTCCAATCAATCCAACAAAACCCAAATTATCCTTCAAACCCAATTTCAAAAAAAAATCCAAATCCCCTAATAGTAATGGGAATCTCAATCTCTATTTCAATTAAAAAGGGCTACCTCCAAGAAAATATAAATATATCTTCAAAGAGATAACCCTAAAATAAAAACTAAAACTCTAGAAAAGAATATAAAAAATAAATCCTATGCCATATAAAATAACCATAACTGAATTCCATAAATCCTTATTGAATACTTTATTCAAATGGTCAAATACAATTGAGATTAGGTTTAATATTAAAACCATGGAAAGGATTACTACCAATATAATGGATTTCTCATCACCAGCAAAATATTGCATTAGGAAAAACCCAAAAGAAAATCCAAAGAGTAGATTTATAATATCCCTTGTCATCCTGTTACTTTTATATCAAATGAACCTTCCATTTCCTCTATGGTAATTCCAAGGTATTCCAATTCCAATCTAAGGATATCAAATTCCTCATCTGTGGTTTCAGATATACTGGTTTCTGATAAATGCCTGAATGTAATATAATTATTAAAGGATAGGATATTCCTATTATTATTTATACTTAATAGGACCTTGAAATTAATTGCCATATCAGATGATATAGAATTTATAATTCCAATAAATTTACTAAATTTAGCTGTACCTTTGATGGTAACTAAGGTTCCTTTTTCTAATTCCATAATTTATAAACTTTTTTTAAAAAATCCACTATCAATTAATTCAATTATAATAATTACTATCAATGATGCTGGACTAAGGACTACAAGGAATAAACCCCATAATAAATCCCCAATAGTACATTTATCATTCCATTTTAATTTGATTAGAATAGCTGAAACTATTATTACACTAAGTATGCAGTATATTATAACCCAGGTCATTGCTTATTCTTCCCAAATAACTTCAGTTATCCTTAATGCATATTCTCTTCCTTCACAATATAGTTCTGCTGCTTCACGTGTTTTAAAAATACCAATAATATCATCTATTGTATTCATAAGTGCTCCATAATAATCACCTGGAGAGCTTACAGGTTGCCTATGAACAATATATCTCTTACTATGCATAATATTTACTCCTCCCACTCAATTTTAGTTGTATTGATATAATTTCCCAGTGATTTTGTTATCCCTTGTATTGCTTCTTCTTTTGAAGGAAAAATAGTATTACTACTATATCTATCACCTACTCTTGGATTAGTGTATATATTTACATATCCCTCTTTCTTTTCAGGGGACATCATAAGGTTAAGATTATTATCATGCTCATCACATACACCATCAATATCATACTGATACGCATTTTCTTCTGTATCACAATTTATAATAGCAACAATTGGAAAGTTTTTATTGTTTAAATCAAAGCAAATAATCCTTGCCTTTCTCCCGTCTCTTGTGCAGACTGGCTTACCAGCTTTGGCTGCTTCAAGGTTAAATTCTTTTAAGTTTAATTTCTTTTCTTTCATATCTTCTTTGTTTTGTTTAATCTCTACAAATATCTCATCTTTTAGGCATGAATATGCAGGTTGATGGTTTATATAGTAACTCAATTTGCAGTTTCTTGAAAAATTATCATAAAAAGCACAATTATTACAAAGAGAATCAGGGACCTTTATTTTCTGATATGATTTATTCTCTACCATAATTGGATTCCCAACCTTTTCAAGTTTCCTAAAAACTACAGATTTATAATCTTTCCTATAAGGTGGTAAACAATTTCCTATTATATTAAGTACATTATTACAACAAATATTATTATGAGTATTGAAATGGCATATAATACACCCATACCCAGTATTCTCAATACATTGGTACCAATTATCCTGATAATTAAATATTTCACCTACTTGTCTTTCCATAATTCCAATTGTTTCCTTTCTCTTTTTTCCTGTAATTCATATACATTTTCATATAAGTCTCTAATCTTCTTAAAGGTAATTTTAATTTTTCTAGAACCTTCTAGTTTTACACTTACCCTTTCCATATAACCTCTAGTTTCAAAATTACTTCTATACCACAAAACTGTTGTATGTGAATAACCAAGGTCATTTATTAAATCCATAAAATCAAATTTTTCACCTACTGGTATTTGATTAAATCTTTTCCTAAGGATATCAAATTTACTCATAATATTAATTGTTTTATATTGAATATGTCTACTATATCTCAATTTGGTCATAAAAAAATTCCTCTACTTGGAATAGAGGAATTGAATAGTAAAAGAAGGAAGAACCAAATACTTCTTTTATCTTAAAATTTCAATAAATTTCAATATTAATATATCGTAATCCCCAAGATTCTTCCATACTGGGGTCAAAATTATCAGTTGTAGAGATTTGTAAGCCACCAAACATAAATTTTTTACCAGTAGAACTTGGGGAAGTAGAAGTAAGGTATACAGTAGTAAAATTTCTTTGTAAATCATTAGCATTACTGGGGTCAAAATCAATACCATGTAAATCAACATATTTATTGTTATTTACCATAATATTACAATATCTTTCTGAAGTAACAATATTCTGGATAACAGAACATGCAAATAGACGTATCAATGGTGTATTATCACTTCTAGTAACATATATATCAAATGCAATATCACTGGGAGTTAATGATTTAGCTGATTTACTATTGAATACATTGACCAAATAAAATGCCATTTCTTTAGTAATAGCAGAAAATTTTATTTCAAACCCATCTAATTTATCTTTGGGCATAATTGGGATTATTATCATACTGTTCTATTTTTTTTT